CATGACCGAGGAACGATTCGAGAAGCTGTACTCGGCGACGATCAACGTCATCCTTCAAAAGATTTTGCCGAACCGCGGCCTGACCGAGCAGGGCCTGCGGGATTGGGCATCCCGCGTATTGGAATTCGCGTGACCTACCGAAACGCAAAACTGCTTCGCGCGGCCAAAGATAGAGCATGCGTGCTCTGTGCATCGGAGGGGACGACTGTAGCGGCGCACAGTAACGCGCTCGAGCACGGCAGGGGATACGGGCACAAGTCGCCCGACTTCTACGTCTGCTATGTCTGCCAGACGTGCCACGACACGATCGACGGCCGGCGCGGCGGGCTGTCCAGGGACGAAAAGCGCGAGATGTGGAACAGAGCATTCGCGCGCACGGTGGCCATCTGGTTCGAAGAAGGGATTGTAAAGTGAGCCGCGTTCTTCGGATGAGTCCCGAGCAGTTCGCCGCCCTGCGCAAGCCGAAGAAGGCGCCGCCGACGGGCGAGAAGGTCGACCGGCATCCGTTGATGCTGCGCGACCAGATGCTCGCGGCCGGACTGCCGGAGCCGTACAGGGAGCACGTCTTTCATCCGAACCGGAACTGGCGCCTCGATCTGGCATTGCCCGCGATCAAGCTGGCCATCGAGGTCGACGGCGGAGTCCACCGGATCAAAGGCCGATTCCTGGCCGACATCGAGAAGTCGAATGCGCTGACGCTTCTTGGCTGGCGGCTGATCCGGGTGACCCCGAGGATGGTCGAGACCAAAGAGGCGCTGCATGTCGTCACCCAAGCACTGGAGGCGCTATGAGAGTTTGCGCAGTGTGGACCGAAGAGATGTGCGCGAAGCTGAGAGAGCGATACCCGACCGAGAACACGAAGGTGCTGGCGGAAGAACTGGGCGTGACACCGAAGGCCTTGGTGGTGAAGGCCGGATCCATGAATGTGAACAAGGCGGCCATGTCTGGCATGCCGCGCGTCAATCGAATTGCGCTCGGCTCTAGCAAGAGAAGCAAGGAGTCGGCAACGTATTCGCCGGCGCCAGGCGTCACCGTGCATCGGCTGTTGGGGTAGGTCAATCTAACTTGGGGGGGGGTGAGCATGGGCAAGCGAGTACCGAACCGGCACATTGCAGTCATCAAGGCCATCGACGATGGGCATACGCTCGTCGAAGAGATCGCGGCCATTACGAAACTGGAGCCGCGCGCAGTCGTCGCGTCGATCCAGCGCATGCGCGAAATCGGGCACGTCACATCTGTCAACAAACGAACCCCTGGCGGCAAGGTCCGTTACGCGCTGACTGCGCCGCTGGACGAAGTGCTGGCCAAAGTGGATCCAGCACTCGCGCCCGTTACTCCTGTGCCGACGGCAGCCGCACTTATCGAATTTTTCGGGGTATTCCCCGGCACGGGCAGGAAGCCGGCCGGGGTGAACGCGAGAGAGGCTGCGTGATGGCCCAATTCAAGCCCAATGCAGCGGGGCCATATCAAAAGGGAGGCGTGGAGATGGCAATGAGACCTGAAGGCGGCATGTTGATGGACGGGGCAAGTGAGATCTTGAAGGCAATGGCGATGGAGAGGGAAGAGGTGATGCGGGGAAAGGCGATCGATGGCTGCGACGGCTACACGAAAGCGTGGGAGCAGGCGTACCGCGACAGCCTGCTGCACGGCACGGGCATGCTCGAATTGAAGAACGACACGGTGCTCGGCTGCACAGCGAAGGTGGTCACAGCGAGGGTGGTGAAGGCGCCGACGTACACCGTGGCGATGGACCCGGCAGTCAGGGAGGATAAGCACGTCGGGGCACTGGGACGGCGGCAGCATGTCAGCGATCAGGCCTATGCCGAGTATGTGGCCCGGCAACGCAAGCGAGGAGAGGCGCCAGCCTCTCGGTCAGAGGTGGAAAACTTGTGGGGGCGCGATGGCCTAGTGATTCTCACCGTGGCCGAGCATGACGAGTTACTGGTGCTGCGCAGGGAGGTCCACAAGCGCGCGTCTGACCAGAACGATTTGGTGCAAGACATCAGGGCGCGCGACGAAACCATACGCATGCTTCAGCGCCATGTCAGCCGCCTGGAGGCCGAGAACGAAGCCCTCTCCCGGCAACTGCGCTCGCGCGAGATCAACGCGGAGCCGGTCGCGAAGCCCAGGCCGCTCTTCCGCTGGAGCCCGCAGCTGTGAACGCCGGTCGCCTGTTCGGCGAACTGCAGCTGCGCGTCTTTGAACTCGAGGAAGCCCTGGCCGAGAAAGGCGCGGCCGTCGCGGAGCGCCCGGGATCAGACATGGCGGAGCGCAGAGCCATCGCAGCAGCAGAGCGAGCGCAGGCGCTGCAAGAAGAACTCAAGGTCAGTCAGACCAGCGAGACCAAGGCACTCCTGCGCATCGCTGCGCTGACGAACGAACTGGCGAACGCCAAGCGCATGATCGCGAGGCTCGAGGCGCGCGGCCCCGAGCCGGTCGAGACGGTCGTGGAGAAGGTCGTCTACCAGACGGTCCAAGTGCCGCAGCCGCCAGAGCCGTGCGCAGCGTGCGAAGCGGCCCGGCAGTGGATCGGCAAGCTCATGCCGGCGCATTCGCCGATCGTCCGGGCACCAGAAGGGGTGTTCATCGCGCGCAAAGGGCGGACGGCCAGGGTCGTCAACGCGATTTTTGCCGCAGGTCGACCGCTGACGGCCAACGAGATCGCAGAGTCCGTCGACTGCACGCCGCAGGAGGTGCGGCAGACGATCGGAGCTTTGGTGCGCGATGGATCGGTTCTGCGCTTTGGGCAGCGTGGCCGCAGCGGGCTGTCGACCCGGTACTCGTATGGCCTGAAAGCCGCGTCATGATCGCCGCCCTGCAGAAGATCGTCGACGACGGGTACACCACGGCGAAGGTGTGCGAGGTGATGGGCGTCGACTACCACGTCGACATGCTCAACCATGACTGCCCGGTCATCGCGAACTTCATTCTGGACCTGAGCGTGCTGCACGCGGCCGGTATTCGCATGTGCATGCAGCAACTGCCCGACGGGCGCGGGTTCATCCACTTTGTTCGGGGGGAAGAATGACTCTCTTCAAGCGCGCGGCGGCAGTGCTGATCATCGTGGCGGCGATCATGGCGCCGGCAGTCCCGCTCGGATGGGAAGACTACTTCCTGATTCTGGCGGGGCTAGTGATGACGTCGACCGTGATCGCCTGGGCAATATTTGTTTTGATCGAGTGGTGGACAGGCCAATGAGCGCCCCCGGCATCAAGTGCAGGCCAGTCTTCGGCCGCGTCGAGATCCGCGGCTGGACCCTCTGGGTAGACGAGCACACCGGCATCGGCATGAGCGAGGCGGTGCACTACGACGTCGAGGGGAAGATCGTGAAGGTCGTGACCGCGCAGACCGGTGCAGTCATCCGCACTGGCGGCGAGCACCGGCCGTGGTGGCGAAGGTGGTTGTTCAAGCCCTAACCGAGCCGGGGCCAAGAGGCGCGGAGTTCACAGGAGCACGACGATGGGAAGAGCCAAGAAGCAGAAGATGCCGATGCCTGGCAAGGGCGGAAAGAAGCCGTACTAGCAGCGAACGGGGCCGGGCGAGAGTCCGGCCCCGAATAGGAGCGACCAGTTGACCGACAGCCGCAAGCAATCCCCCCTCAACGCAGGCTCTCGCGGCATGGCGCGCGATCCGGCAGATATCTACGAACGCCAGGAGGCTAGAACCTGTGCTGGATGCGCGCACATCATCACGATATTCGTCGTGGGCGAACCGAAGCTCGCCTGCGGCAAGAACAAGCGGTACGGCCGGAGGTGCAGAGACTATGACGAGCGACAGCCTGGACGGTGAGCGCATGAGCGGGCTAGATCACCCCCGCTTGGATTGGCATCTCGACAACTGGGCGCGGTTCATGCGCATGGGAGGGCTGGACGAACTCGACACCAAGATGCCCTCGTTCTGGTGTTCTGGGTCGAGCGACTTCGACTCGATGGCCGACAACGCCGAGGCGCAGCAGGCGGAGACGTTCGACTCGCTGGTGGTGGGATTGCCGATCGATGAGCGGATTGCCGTGCACCACGTCCACCTCGGCGCGGTGTGGCGCATGCGTCGGCAGCGGATCGAGGACGTCTACGGGCGGGCGCGGTGGAGCCTGAGTGATGGGATGCGGCGCAAGGGCATGGAGTAGCCTCAGTCGGTTTGACCGAAACGCGAAATTCCAGTGTAATTCTCCCGGGCCAGTGCGTCCGGCAAGCACTGCGCCGTAGCCACCGCTGGTCTCCCAGATCGGCACCCCAAGGCCCGGCCATTCTCACGAGTGGCTGGGCCTTCCCATTTTCGGAGCCCGACAATGCACGGCCGCAATCCGTACGAAGACATTCCGTATGTGCCGATTCGCGTGGCGCACAGGCGTCTGGTGCTCGCTTTGGTGTTGTTTGCGATCGTCCTCGGGCTAGGCCTCATAACCTACAGCGCCAAGGCCGCGATGCCGATCGGCCCCTCGCTCACGCCGCAGCAGGAGTTCGACCGGCAGTGCTCGAGCGGCTGCATCATGGTGCCGTTGCCCGATTGGGATGTCATCAAGCGCGCGCTCGATCGCTGCGCAGGCGCAAGGGTATAGCCGACATGGATCGATTCATCCTCCTGCGCGTCTGCCCGGGACTTTCGACCGACGTGGCGCTGGCCTGGGGCGATGCGCTCATGGCCGCCGCCGACGAGTGGGAGATCAACACGCCGGCCCGGCAAGCGATGTGGCTGGCGAACCTCGCGCACGAGTCGATGGGATTCGTCCGCCTGGTCGAGAACACGAACTACTCGGCCAAGCGCCTCGCGCAAGTCTGGCCGCACCGGTACGCGACCGACCCGCGAGCGATCGACAAGCAGCCCAACCAGCTCGCGCAAGCGATTGGCGGCTGGCCCGATCGCGTCGCCAACGATGTGTACTCGCTGCGCATGGGCAACGGCGCACCGTCGACCGGGCACGGCTGGTTGTACCGCGGGCGCTTCCCGATCATGCTCACGGGCAAGAACAACTACGAGGCGGCGTACGACGCCCTCGGCGTGCCAGACACATCGATTCCGGACGCGCTCCTGCAGGACATCCCCGGCATGGCGCGCGTGTGCGCATGGTTTTTCCACGTCAACGGGATCCACCACTTCGCGGACCGGCTCGACTTTGACGGTGCTTGCGACAAGATCAACTTCGGCCGCAAGACCGAGCGCCACGGAGATTCGATCGGCTGGGCTGACCGGGTCAAGTATTACGAGCGGGCGCGTCAGGCGCTGGAATTCTGATGGAGCAACTACTGAGCGGATCAATGTTCGGTGCCGGCGCGGCGATCGCTTTCTTCGTCTGCACCGTGGTGTTCTTCGCGATCCTGGCCGCCGCCGCATTCGTCTGGGCGATCCGTCAGGCGGATACCGCGAACGCCAAGCTGACGAAGCAGGCTATGCATGCGCAGGCCGAGCAGCATCGGGCGATCATGCACGAGATCCGGAAAGGGCAGGCCCATGAGCCATCAGCCCATAGCTGACGGGGCGCTGCAGGCGCAGGCCGCGCTGGCTTCGGTCGCCACCGGCGCGGCAGCGATCGCGATCGACACGCCGATGTACTGGCTGGGCGTGCCGATGCCTGTGGTGCTCGCCGCATTCGCGGGCTCTGCCTGCGCGTTGTCGTTCCTCGGCTCGTTGGGCCGAGCGCGGGCAATACTGGTCGTGGCGTGCTGCACGGTGATCGGCTTCTACCTGCAGCCGCTGATCGGATCAATGTTTGGCATCGACAAAGGCGTATGGCCGGCAAGCGCATTCGCAACTGCGCTGCTCGCACACATCGTCGGCACCGCACTCTTCGGGGCGGTGCCCGAAGCGATTAAGGGCATGCTCGCAGCGCTGATCGAGCGAATCCGGGGGCGCTCGTGAGCGTTGTTACGTGGCAGATGGTTGTAGCCGTTCTTGCGGCCCTCGTGATCCTGGTCCACGCGATATTCGTCTGTGACGTAATGGGGCCGCGCACAAGTCACGCGATCCGGGCGCTCTACGGATTCGTTTCGCTCTCGGCGCTGGCCTCGGCGCTCGAGCCACTGTACGGCAAGGGGTCGCCGTCGACGGCCGATGCATGCGTGCTCGCGTCGATTGCCGCATACCTGCTCATCAATCGGCGGCATCGGCACGCGATGCCGGAATGATCGGGCGCTGGCTGTTCTAGGTCGCCTGGTTAAGCCAATTTACATAAGGGGCATGCCATGGCGGGTATAGTTGTCCAAGCGGTCGCAGTTGCAGCGATCCTCGCGGTGTTGCTGCGAGATTCGTTGTGCCGACCTAGCGCGCCAGATTACGGCCCGCCGTCGTGCCTGCGCTCGATGCTCGTCGGTCAGTCGTGGGTAACCTGGTCGCTCGTTCCCGCGGGGGCATTATTGCTGTTGATGCTGCTGGCGGCGCGATCTGTGCGGTGAGATCTCGTCTCGTCATCAGCGCCCGCTGGCTGTGGTGGGCACTCGTCGAGTGGGCGGTCATCATCGCGTGCCTGTGGGCCGCTGGCCGTTGGCCGTGGCTGCTGCCGGTGTGGATGCTGATTATTGGGTCGCGGCAGGGCGCTCTGGCGGTGTTGATGCATGAAGCGGTGCATTACAACGGCGTCGGCTCTCGCCGGGTAAATGATGTGGTCGGCAACCTGCTGACGGCATGGCCTCTAGGGCTGGATCTGGCCAGCTATCGAGACTGGCACCTTCCACACCACGTCTATCTGGGCACACCACTGGACACGGAGTGGCAGCTACACCGCAGGTATCCCGGGCAGTACACGGATCTGACGCCGGCCAGGCGACGCAGCATACTGCTGCGCGATCTATGCGGCCTTCATTGGCGGGAGCCGATAGAGGTTATACATCTTGCTGGCTGGCATTGGTCTGCTGGGCGCGCCGCCTACTACGCGCTGATTGCCGCCCTCGCGCTGGCGGGTTGGTGGTGGCAGGTGCTGCTCTACCAGGTTTGCGCACTCACGACCGGGTGGATGTGGATGAGGCTGCGTATTTGGTCGGAGCATGTGGACGCTGGAGATGGTCTGACACATGAGTACGTGGCATCCATCCCTCAGCGACTGACGTATTCCCCGCATCGTATTTGGCGGCATCGCGCGCACCACAAGCGGGGGCAGTGGGATGTGCCGGGGTGGGATTTGTGATGGACGCACTCTTGTGGATTCCGCTGGCGGCGATTTACACCCGCGTCGATTGGTGGATGGGGCGCTGATGCTGAAGATCGTGCCGATTGCCGTCCTGGCTGCTGGCCTCGGCATCGCCGGGTCCTACTGGGGAGGTCACCGCAACGGTTTGGAGGATTGCCAACGTGACGCCAAGGCAGCACAAGCAGACGCAGTCGTTGCTGGCATCGAGGCGGCGAACGATCTGGCTGCAGCAGACCTCGAGCGAGCAGTCAGCGCCGAGCGCAAGCGCGCAGACGCCCGCATCCAGGCAGCCAAGCGAGACGGCGGCCTCCAAGAGTCCATCCGCACCGAAGTCGTTTACCGCGATCTGGCCTGCGTGCTTCCTGCTCCTGACCGGCTGCGCATCAACGACGCACTCGCTGCCGCCCGTGGCGGTCAAGCGGGTGCCGCCAGCCGCAGCGATGGTGCCGTGCTCGGCGCCGTCGGACCTGCGCACGGGAACGCTGGCGGAAGTGACGACCAAACTGCTCGAGACGGCGGAATCGCTGGCCGAGTGCCGAACGAAACACGATGAGCTGCGAACATTTATAGGGCGATGACCATGGGCCTACGCGACTGGGCAATTCGAAAGCTTGGGGGCATTCCGTTCCCCGTTCAACCGCAGGGGCGCACGCATGTCCTGCAGGCCGGCAACGGCCTGGGCTTCGATCGTCGTGGCGTGGCGCTCAACCGCAAGCAGATTGTGCCCGGCTGTCGCGTCGGCATGTTCGTTCGGTGGGAAGGACGCACCGGCATTGCGACTGGGCTCACGACTGACGGCCTGATCGCCGTCGATCTCCTGGCCGATTCGGGCGAGACGATGCTGACCACGCATCAGCCGTGGTCGTCGCTTCGGCAAGCAACCATCAACGAGATCCCCGAGCCCCGGCGTAACGTCGGCGCGTTGCGCGGTCTCGGATATCAGGAGTAAGCCCCCATGCCCCTTGTCGTCGTCGACCAAGGCGAGAACATGATTCTGGAGATGATCGTCAACAAGACGGCGCCTCAGAACCTCGATCTACAACTGTTTAGCAGCAACACGACGCCCTCCGAGACTGACACGGAGTCGACGTACACCGAGTCGAGCTTCACCGGCTATGCCGAGATCGCGCTTACCGGCGCAAGCTGGGCGACAGCAGCTAGCGGCTCAATCGCTACGTCCGCACAGCAAGTGTTCACCGCCAGCGGCACGCCATCTGGCACCGTTTACGGCTACATGCTCAAGCAGGCGACGAGTGCCAGGCTCATCTGGGTCGAGCGCGATTCCGGTGCTCCGTTCACGATCTCCGCATCCGGCGATACCGTCAGGGTCACGCCGACGATTACGGCGAGCTAAGTAGTAGGCATGGCAATCCACTTCAAGCCCTGTATCGACGCTGCATCTCGGGTCATCAACATCCGGTCAGCGTTGCTGCGTGGTCTGAACACGCTCCCAGTGCTGCCTAAACATGACCGCGCGATGGTGCTTGCGTGCTACGGGCCTAGCCTGTTGTCGAGCTTGGACGCATTGCGCCAGATGGACGGTGACATCTACACGGTGAGCGGCGCGCATGACGTGTTGATCCAGGCGGGCATTGTGCCTCGCGGACATATCGAGTGCGATCCGCGACCGCACAAGGCGCGATTCCTGGCTCATCCGCATGCAGCGGTGACCTATTTTCTGGCCTCGTGCTGCGCGCCTGAAATGTTCGACGCGGCGGAAGGTCACGAAGTCGTTCTGTGGCATTCCGACCAGTCCGACGAGGAGTCTACAGCCGTGTGGAGCGTCCAGCCTCGTGCGCCGATGGTGCTCGGCGGCTCGACGGTTGGAACGCGGGCCATGTCGGTCGGTACGGCGCTTGGGTATCGGTCTTTCGACGTGTTCGGCATGGACTGCTCGTTCCGCGTGGAACAACACGCAGGCGCGCATCCGAATCCGAATGAGCATGTTATCGAGGTCGAGCCCAAGGGCAGCGGGCGCAAGTTCGCCACAACGACCAATCTCGTACTCCAGGTGCAGGACATGATTCGGCAGGCACAGCAGACGGCGGGCGATTGCGCCTACCGGCTGCATGGTGACGGGTTGCTCCAATACCTGTGTTCGACGCAGATCCGATTGCCGAATGTGCGGACTGTCGGTGCGTTTGACTGCCAGCGATTTCAATTCGTGAGAGCCGCCTAATGAGTCAGTTTGCCAGAGGTGATCGCGTGTACTTTCGGCAAGGGCTCGAAAAGTCTGAGCCACGCGAATTTACCGTCACCGAGGCGTTTTCGGAGAACGGTCAGGATTACGTGCGCATCGACCATCCCACGTGTCCGGAAGGCGCGTGGCTTGAGAAATTCTTCGGCGTTGGGCCGAGCGAGGACAACGGGCGCAGCGGGAGCGTTGTCCCGGCAGACCCGAAGCCGCCGCGAGTGGATGCGGGGCCGAGCGAAAAGTTTTACGTGTCGCTTGACGAATTGCTGACGCTTGCCCTGGGTGCCTGGGCGCAAAAGGACGATGCGACGGCGGTCGAGTCGGTGACTCGTGCGCTTGAGGTGCTGCGAAACATGCGTGAGAGCGCATCGGGGGCGAAGCAATGAGGATCATGCACGAGCTTCGCAGGTTGGCCTCCGGCTTGCAGCCAAAGACGGCGCCGATTCCGCTGGTATGGCCTGGTATGGGTCAGGTAGGGCACCTGTCAGAGCGGCAGGGTGTGTACGTCAACAGCGCTTATCGGAACCACGTTCGCGCCTCGCTCAAGGATCACTATGAAATCGAGCGAATAGCCCGCGAGGTGAGCGGCGGGCGGTTGGGTGCTCCTGAGATCCTTGAGGCGTCTCGTCGCGAGTCTGACCGGCAAGACGCTGTGCAAGCGATTAAGTCAATGCGGGCGGCGATCACGTCGTTTAACGACACCATCGATGCACGCGGAAATGCGCAGTATTACGACCACTTCGGGCACAAAGCAAGCCAAACGACCGTGGCGAATAACTGGTCGAGCTTCATGCGCGTGGCTGGAAATCCGGGTGCCGCCAGCTACACCAACATCCCGGGAGGCGCTCGGATGACATCGGCCTCTGCGGGCGCGATCCCGTTGCCTACGATTGGCGTTAGTGATGATCTGTACCTAACGAACCCAGCCGCGAACCATGTGACCGGCAACAACATCGCCATGTTCGTGGATTTGCTCGTAGCTGCGGGCAATATCCAGATGGGCACCGGCACGACGGCGACGACCTCGCAAAACATCAGCACCACGTCACTTTCACGCTGGACGACCGGCGAGGGCGTGAACATGACGCTGGAAGTCACGACGGCAGGAGGCACGGCGACCTCTCCGACGATCACCATCAGTTACACGGATCAGGCTGGCAACACTGGCAACAGTACCGGCGCCATTGCCATCACAACGAGCGCGATTGCTGGACGTCTACTTCCGGTGCAAGACGGGCCGATGATTAGACTTGCAGCGGGGGATTATGGCGTCCGGTCGATGGAGGGCTGCATCTTCAGCGCAGCTTCTACTGCGGGCGTGCTCGCGGCTCTGCTATACAAGCCGATCATTGTGATCCCGACGCTAACAGTCAACGTATTCCCGGACCGATCTACGCCAGCGCAGTTGAGCGGCATTAAAGTGCTGACATCGACCGCAGGCGGGGAGCGGCCATTCATCGGGCGCTTTGTGCTGACGAGCACGACGAGTACGGGCACCATTCTCGAATGGCTGGAGTTCGTCTACTCGTGAAAATCCTCGACGAACTCCGCAAAGTGGCTTCTGGCCTGCAAGGGCGGTGCGCACCTGTACCGCTGGATATTGCGGGCATGGGTGAGGTCGGTCACCTGACGCGTGAGCATGGGATGTACGTCAACAGCGCATTTCGTCGTCCGTTGCGGGCAGTGATGCGTGACAGTGCGCGTTACGAACGCGCGGCGCGTGAGGTCAGTAATGGCCGATTCGGGGCGGATGAATTGCTGCCGATTGCGCGAAGGATGAGCGATCAAAGCGATGTCGTGCGGTCGATCAAAGGAATGAGAGCATCGCTGACGAGCTGGGACCAGATCGTATCCGCCATATCTGGCGGAAAGCATTTGGAGTACGGGTTTCGTAAAGCCTCCGGAACTGCCTCGGTTTGGCACTTCGATTTTCGCAGCGTTGGCTGGCCGGGCGCTGGAGCCTATACGAACATTCCTGGGGGCACTGCGTTTAATGGCCTAAGCGAAGGCAGCTACGGGACTCGTGGCGTATCGCTTGGCGCGTCAGATCATTTGTATCTGTCCAACATTGGTGTTGGTGGAGAAATTTCCACGCTCGCTTCGTCGGGCATTTACATTACGGTGGATTTATTGGTCGGCGCGGGAGATATAAGCGCCACGTCCATAACGTCGCAGGCCATATCTACGACGGCGTTACCGCGCTGGACGACCGGAGAAGGGCTCTGCATGAGCCTGGAGGTTACGACGGCGCTCGGGGCGACTGCATCGAACATCACCCTGACGTACACCGATCAAGCGGGCAATGCAGCGAACAGTACCGGTGCGATTGCTTTGACTACTGGCGCTGTGGCGCAGCGTCTAGTTCCTGCGCAAGATGGCCCGATGATCCGGCTGGCTGATGGCGACTCTGGAGTGCGCAACGTCGAGGCGTGCATTCTGAGTGCATCCATGTTGGCGGGCGTCATGGCGGCGATTATTTACAAGCCGATTCGTGTTTCTACGATATTTGCAGGACTGCCAACGGAACAGACCACGCCAGGGCAAGCGGGGGGCATTCGACGCTTGACTGATACGGCTGGTGGATCGATGCCGTGCATTACTGCAATTAGATGGCACGCTCCCGGCATGGGGATCGCTGGCTACTATGAGTACGTTTGGGGATGAACGGGCCATTCTCCTCTAATGCTCAATTCCGCGCGTGGCTGGCCTACAAGGGCACGACCACGGGCTGGGATGGCTCGCTTGTCGCGGGGTCTGATAGCGATATACCGATGCCGATTGTTGCGGCGGGTGGCGTCCCGTCCGAGTTCATCATCACCACCAGCGGCGGCATCGTCTTCAGCGGCGCGTCACCAATCACCCGCGACCGCATAGTCGCAACAGCCGGAGGCGTGACGTTCAGCGGCAGCGCCGCGATCACGTTCACGGGCGTCAACGAGTACGAAATCACGCCATCCGGGGGCATCGTCTTTGGAGGCACGGCCCCCTACGAAGCACGCGCAACAAATCGCGTTATCCCGGTGTCTGGGGGCGTTGTGTTCGACGGCACGGCTGCAATGACGTTCGGCGCGACGAACGACTACGTGCTCTTGCCCAGCGGTGGCATCGTGTTCGGTGGCGCGGCCCCGATCTCGCGTAACCGCACGATCGGCGTAAGCGGCGGCGTGACATTCGGCGGCACCGCGCCCTACGAGACGCACAACTCGACGCGGACCCTCTCGGTCAGCGGCGGGATCAGCTTCGGCGGCACGGCACCCATGACCTACACCTCGGGCATTGCGCCGGAGCGGCCGACCAACGCGGTCAAAAACATCAGCAAGCGAGTGTTCGGCCATGCAGGCTTTGAATACTGGCGCGAATCTCTTCAACAACCGATGGCCATAGCATGACCGCACAACGACGCGACCCCAAAACCGGACTCACCCAGTCGCAGATGGAATTCGTTACCGCCTGGCTCGCCAGCGACCGCACCGACGCAAGCGCGATCTACAAGGCGAAGCACCCGGCCGCCAATGCGAATACCTGCCGCAAGCAGGCGCATAAGATCCTCGCGGACACGAACGTGCAGGCGTACATCGAGCGGATATCTGCCAAGGTCGAACAGAAGCTCGTGAAGAAGCTCGTTATCGACAAGCAGTGGGTCATGGACCAGTTTGTCGAGGTGGTGGCGATGGCTAAGGCGGCGGTGCCCGTGCTCGACAAGGCGGGCAATCCCATCGGCGTGTATCAGCAGAACTTGCCTGCGGCCAATACGGCGCTGACCTTCATCGGCAAGGAGTTGGGCATGGGCGTCGAACGCAGAGAGACGGGCAAGCCCGGATCGTTCTCGGCGAAGAACATGACCGATCAGGAACTACTGGAGGACATCCAGCGGCGCGGCGCGAAGCTCGGCCTGCGCTTGGTGCTCCCAGTCAAAAAGTCAGCATGATGCATGGAATACTCGCGCGAAGAACTCGAGGCCATCCAAGAGCACGTTGATGAGCTAGAGCGCCGCAACGCGCGCGAGAACTTCGCAGTCTACGCCGGGCTGCACATCCCGGCAGAGATCGAGTCCGACGACCTGCCGGCGATGCACAAGCTGTCGCTGCCGGCTCGGTATCTGCCGGCAGAGCATCACCAGATCCTGTGCGAGAAGCTCCAGGACGTGGCCGACGGGACGCTCAAGCGCCTGATGGTGTTCATGCCTCCCGGGTGCGCGAAGTCGACATACTGCTCGGTGCTGTTCCCGGCGTATTACCTGGGGCGGCATCCGAACCGGTGCGTGATCCAGGGCAGCTACAACGCCGACCTGGCGCAACGGTTCGGGCGAAGGGCGCGTAACGCCTTCGCGTCGAACGTGCACAAGGCCGTCTTCGATACCGCGCTGGGCAAGACGGCCGAAGGGGAGTGGGAGACCACCGAGGGCGGCGAGTATTTCGCCTTCGGCATGAAGACCGGCGTGACCGGCCGACGCGCGGACCTGTGCGTGATCGACGATGCGATCAAGGGCCGCAAGGAAGCGGACTCCAAGACGGAGCGCAACAACGTCTGGGAGACCTACCGCGGCGACGTGCGCACGCGGGCCAAGCCGGGCATGGCGATCGTCTACGTGGCCACGCGCTGGCACGAGGACGACCCGGCCGGGCGAATCCTGCCTGAGAACTGGAACGGCAAATCGGGCTGGGTGATCGCTCGCGACGGCGAGAAGTGGTATGTGCTCTCGTTGTGCGCCGTCATCGAGACGCAGGAAGAGGAAGACTTCGACCCGCTGGGCCGCAAGCTCGGCGAGACGATATGGCCTGAGTGGTTCCCCCCCGCGCACTTCGCGCAGGAAAAGATCACCCAGGGCTCGCGCAACTGGAACGCGCTCTACCAGCAGAAGCCGAAGGCCGACGAGGGCGCCATCCTCAAGCGGATGTACTGGCGCCTGTGGCATGAGCCGAAGCCGCCGAAGTGTGACTACATCATCTCGGTGTACGACACCGCCTTCGAAGAGGGCGAAGAAGACGACTACTCGGCGCGCACGACCTGGGGAATCTTCTGGCTGGAACGACCGCCGCCCCAGCAGCCGCCGCCGGTGATCTCGGTCAAGACCAAGCGGCCGATCCCGACGGTGCCGTCAGGGCAGTGGTGCGCGATCCTGCTCGAGCGCATGAAGAAGAAGCTGGAGTTCCCGGAGCTTCGCAGCATCGCGAAAGAGCACTACGACAAGTACAAGCCGGACCGGGTGCTCATCGAGAAGAAGTCGAGCGGGCACAGCCTGATTCAGGAGCTTCGCCGCAAGGGTGTCCCGGTGCGTGCCCTGGCCGCCGACAAGTCGAAGATGGCCCGGGCGCATGCGGCCAGCGTGGTGCTGGAGCAAGGCGCCGTCTACTACATGGACAAGCCCTGGGCGCATGAGGTCATCAACGACTGCTCGAAGGCGACGTTCGTGAAGGGCGACCCCGGCAACGACATTCCGGATACGTGCGTTTACGCATGGCTCCATCTACGCAACCTCTTCTGGCTGCAACTGGCCGACGAGGACGACGAACCCGAAGAACCGCGAAGAGAGATCCGACTTGGATACGGCACCTGAGCATGAGACGGCAGAGTCGATGCTGAACGAAGACCTGCTCGAGCACGCCGGCCAGATGCTGCAGTTCCTGGACGCCATCGGCCTTGGGCCGGAGTGGCGCGAGCATAACGCGGCCGCGGGCGACCCCGAGGCGCAGCGGCAGATCGTCTCCGACATTCGCATGCGGTTATCACCGAGGCTTTGATGATGGATGACCCCGTAGTCACCCCGCGCCAGTTGCAAGACGAGATCGAAGCCATGTTCACCTACAGCGGCGACCTGGACCGCGCTGTCGTTGCGCCTGTGTGGGCGGAGGACAGCATCTCCCCGGAGACCTATGCGCTGCGCGGCCGCGGCAAGGACGTCGAGACCCGTCTGCTCACCGCCATGCGCGACGAGTTCGCGCGGGCGCACCGCACCCTGGGCCCTGGCCACGGGATCATCTGGCGGCGCACGCCGTTCCTTGTGACCGAGGACGACGGCGCGGTCGTCTTGCGTATGCGCGCCGCACTCATCGACGAGCACGGCCAGATTGACGTAACGGACCTGCCGATCAAGCACAACGGCGCCACGTCCCGGAGCATCGACTAAACCATGGATGACCTGTATTCCGGCGTTCTCGGTCCTGCAGAGCAGCAGATCGACGACGACATGCGCCTGATCCCGACTGACGACGGCGGTATGGATGTCGTCATGGGAACGGAGGACGAAAGCCAGCTACAAGGCACGGGAGCATTCGACGAGAACCTGGCGATGCGCTTGGAGGCGAGCGCATTGGCGCGCATCGGATCGCAAATTATCGAGTGGGTCGAGGCCGATGACACCTCGCGCAAAGAATGGCGTGAGCGGTTTGAAAAAGGCCTCATCAAAATCGGCCTGATCGATATGCCGGAAGGCGCAGCCGATGCCGATGCGTCGATCGAGGGTGCATCGAAGGTCATTCACCCGATGCTGGTCGAGGCAGCCGTGCAGTTCCAGGCCCGCGCGCTTGAGGAGCTATTCCCGAGTGCCGGGCCGGTGAAGGCCGTGCCGCTTGGGCGCGTGACCAAGGAACTGGAAGAGCAGGCCAATCGCGTCGAAGAGTTCATGAACTGGCAAGTCGTCATGCAGGATGACAGCTACTTCTGGGACGTCGACCAGATGCTGTTCTACCTGCCGTTCGGCGGGTCGGCCTTCAAGAAGACCTATTTCGATCGGCTGCGTAAGAAGTTGATCTCGCGCTTCTGCAAGGCGGACAACATCATCGTGCCCTACGGCGCTCAGTCGGGCGAAGAGTCGCGGATGACGCATCGCTTCCCCTTGGCGCACAACGAACTGCTGAAGTTCCAGCGCGCGAAGCTCTACCGCGACACCGCGATCCAGGCCCCGGCCATGTCGGAAGATGTCACGCTGGGCGATCGGGCGGACAACGCCACGCCGAGCAGTCTGGCAAGCGACGACGGCGACCATACGATGCTGGAGTGCCACTGCGACATCGTGATCCCCGGCTTTGACCAGGACGGCGACCAGGAGGGCATCGCTTGGCCCTACATCGTCACGGTCGACAAGGACAGCGAGCAAGTCGTCGCGATCTACCGCAACTGGCGCGAGCAAGACCCCGACCGCAACCGTCGGCGCTGGTTCACGCACTACCGCTACCTGCCCGGGCTGGGCTACTACGGCTTTGGCCTCCTGCACGCGATCGGCGGATTGTCCGATGCGGCGACCGGCACCCTGCGCGCATTCCTGGATGCGGCGGCATTCGCCAACTTCCAGGGCGGCTTCAAGAGCAAGGATGTCAGCGTCAAGGGCGGCGAACTGATCCTCGAGCCGGGCAAGTACAAGGATGTGGAGTGCACCTCCGAGGAACTCAGCAAGGCGTTTTACTCGCCCGACTTCAAGCAGCCGTCCCCGGCGATGGCCCAGATCCTGGGCATCATTGTCGAGGGCGGGCAACGCTTCGCCAGCACGACCGAGGCGATGGTGGGCGAGGGAACGAACAACGTCCCGGTAGGCACCACCGTCGCGCGTATCGAGCAGGGCTCCAAGGTCTACACCGCGATCCATCGGCGCTTGCACCGGGCGGCCGGCGAGGAATTCAAGCTGCGGGCGGAACTGAACGCCGAGCACATCCCGATGGATGGCTTCCCGTATGTGAGCGGGAAGAACTCGTCGCAGGTGTTCCGGCAGGACTTCGACGACCGCGTCGACGTCTCCCCGGTGTCGGACCCGAACATCTTCAGTGCCACCCAGCGCATTGCGATCGCGCAGGCAGAGCTTCAACTGGCGCAGTCGAACCCGAACCTCTACAACATGCACGAGATGCACAAGCGGATGCTGACCGCGCTCAAGAGCCCGGACATCGACCGCGTGCTGATCGACCCGGACAGCATCGCCCCGGTGGATCCGATCACCGAGGGGCAGTTGCTCCTGGTCGGCAAGCCGTTCCGTGCGTTCCTGCAGCAGGCGCACGAGGCGCACTTGGTCGTGCACATGGCGCAGGCGCAGCAGTTCCAGGGTACGCCGATGGGCCAGCAGTTGATGCCGGTCATCATGGCGCACATGGCCGAGCACATCGCGCTCAAGTACCGCATCGACATGAGCATGATGCTGGGCATGCAGTTGCCCGACCCGATGGCCAAGGATGCGCAACCTCTGCCCCCGGAGATCGAGAACGCGATCGCCATGAAGGCAGCGCAGGCGATCCAGCAGCTGCAGGCGCAGATGGCAGCGCAGCAACAGCAGCAAGACCCCGCGGCGGCGCAGGCCGAAGCGGACTCAAGGCGCAAGGACGAACTGGCCAAGCGCGACATCGACCGCAAGGATGTCATCGCCGATCGCGAGCAGAAGCGCAAAGACGCGATCGCAGCGGCCGAGCAGCGCCGCAAAGACGCGCAGTTCCAATCGGACCAGGCGCGCGAGGGACAGGCAGACGCGGAAGCCGAGGCGCAGGCCGTGCTGAAACAGTCGGGCGTCCAGGGCATCGAGCCCCGCATGCTGGCCGACGCCGCGCGCGAAATGAAGATGAACATGCAGGACGCCCTGGAGCTTCTGATGCGGTTGCGCTCTGGCGGCCAGACGCAGGGCGCTCCGCAGACGCCCGTGGCCGATCGAGAGGTGTAAGTGCTCGATATCCGGGATGTGCTTCGACGGTTTGAAGCGATTCAAGCCGGGAAGGTGGCCGAGCAAGATGCATTGCTCGGCCGTGGTGGCGCCAGCAGTTGGGAGGACTACATCAAGCGCACGGGCAACAACGCCGGGCGTCGATCTGCAGTCGCCGATCTGCAGGAGCTGGTGAAGGAAATCCTCAAAGGCGAATACGAAGACGATGAGTGATAGCGAGTTCCACGAAAGCAATGGTTGGGCGGAAGCCGAAGGCACCGAAGACCTGACCGACGAGCAGGAGACCTCTCTGCTCACAGACGCACCTAAGCCCACGCTCTGGCGTGTGGTGATCCGCCCGCGCAAGGCGCGGCGCATGAGTCGAGGCGGGATCGTACTGCCGGGACAGAGTCGGGAAGCGGAGACGCACCTGCAGTACATCGGCACGGTGATCTCGATGGGGCCGCTCGCTGGCACCTCCGAGAAGTTCCAAGGCACCTATGACGTGAAGGTCGGTGATGTCGTGGTCTATGCCCGGTACTCGGGGCAGCGGCTGACGCACAAAGGCCTGCGTCTGCTCATGGTCGACGATGACCAGATCATGGGCAAGGTCGAGAACCCGGGCGCACTGCGCGTCTACGTGTAGCCGAACACCCACTCACCCGCATTCATTCAAGACAGCGGCCCCTGGAGAAATCCCGGGGCCGTTTTCTTTTGGAGACCCAGTTATGGCAGTCGATGACGATGGATTCAGCGACTTGGACGGCAACCCCGATCCGTTCGAAGTCGAGAGCGACGCAGGCGCGCAGGAAAAGCAACCTGCCGACGAGGTAGAAGAGTTTGGCGACCTGGCCTCGGCCTACCCGGAGATCGAAGTAGATCCTCTCCCCGGGTTCGAACTCGAGGATGACGCCGCCAAGAAGCAGCCGGCTGCCACGGAGGAGGCCGAGGAAGACCCGGACGACGACTCCAAGCTCTCGGAGAACATGAAGCGCCGCTTGCTGCGTGAGCGCCGTGTTGCCGAGTCCGCGAAGGAAGCCGAGGTACTTGAGACTCGCCAGGAAAACGAGCGCCTGCGCGCCGAGAACGAGCAACTGAAACAACGCACGACCGCAGCGGCACAGCCCGGGCAGGATCCGCCCGAACTGGCACAGGCGCGCACCGCACTGAAGGACTCGCGCGCGAAGTTGCGCCAGGCCAAGGTGGATGGCGATGTCGATGCCGAGATAGAGGCCGAGTCCGAAGTCCGGCGCGCCGAGCTTCAAGTGTGGGGCATGGAGGCGCAGATGGCGCAGCGTCGCCAAGCCGCAGCCGCACAGCCGGGCGCTACCGCCCCCGCCAGCCCGCCGGCCGCGCCACCCGCGCCCCCCGAAGCCATGGCGTGGGTCGATCGCAACGCCACTTGGTACAACAAGCCAGGATTCGAGACGGCTACCGCCAAGGCTCGGGAGATTGACAAGGAACTGTGGGCGAAGGGCTACCGGCCCAGCGACCCGGACTATTTCGCAGAACTCGACCGCCGCTTGAAGAAGGCCGGCGTGCAGAAGCCTGGCGCCGCTGGCACCGGGTCAAACGTCGCCCCGGCCAATGCTGGAGCGGGCGGCGCTCCTTCCCCTTCCCGGGGCGCAGGCGGCACTCGGACCATGCGGCTATCCGCGTCCGATCTGCAGTCGATGCGCACTTTCAAACTCGACCCTACCAACAAAGCGCATGTGCAGCAGTACCTCCGGGAGATGCGCAGCGAACGGAGTGAAGCCGCATGACCAGTCCAGCCGAATTGCTGCGCGAACGCGCATCTGAAAAATCACACGCAACCCGTGCCCAAGAGGGCGTGCATCCAGCGAGCCGCGTGGAGGAAGAAGAGTGGATGCAGGGCCGCATCGAGCCGGAGCCCCAACCCGGCATGGTGCAGCGGTGGGTACGCATCGATCTGATGAACACCGCAGATAACACGAACGTCACCAAGATGTTCGCCGAAGGCTGGAGGCCCAGGCCCGCCGAATCCGTTCCTGACGTCGGGAACATGGGATACCTCATCGGAGCGAAGGGCAAGCCGCATGCCGGCTGCATCATCGACCGTGATCGCATCCTGTGCGAGATGCCAGCCGAACGAGCGGCAGCGAGGGAACGGTTCATGAAGGCCCGAACCGACCGCATGAATGATGCGGTCAACAAGGACATTCATAAGCACATCCCCAACAGTGTTCTTTCCCTCAACGGTCGTCGGTCCCAAGTGGCGATCGGCACAGGCAAGCCCCGCGTTCCGCCTGTTGCCGGCGATGACGAATAGCAGCACCCAAACCTCTCTTCCTCATAGGAGATTCACATGCCTAACTCGGCAAACTACTACGGCTTCCGGCCGTCGCGGCACAAAACGGGAGGCGTTATCCGCCCCTCGGAATACCGCATCCTTCATTCGTACGGCACCAAGATTCACCGGGGAGACCCGGTGGCGCTTACGGCCGATGGCGTAATCAATCTGGCCGCCGCGGGCGCGCGTATCGTCGGCATCTTCGACGGCTGCGAGTGGACCGACACCGACGGCACGCCGCGCTTCTCGCCCTACTGGCCTGCGCCTGGTGGCACCCTCGGCAACTCGTTCGGCAGGGCGCGCGTTTACGACGATCCCAACATCGTTTATCGGGTGCGCAGTGGTGGCACGCCTGCCGTGAACAGCATCGGCGCACTGGCCGACCACGTCGCCGGCACCCCTTCGGATCTCACCGGCAACTCCGGCGCGCATCTGAGCGGCACCATGGGCACCGGCGCGGCGGGCTTCCGCATCGTCGACATCCACCCCGCGGCGGACAACGAAATCTCTCAGTTCGCCGAACTCGAAGTCATGATCTTCGAGCACGAGTTCAGCGTCGACGAGGCTGCCACGCCTGGCGTCTAACCGTAACGAAGAGGGCGCCTAGCCCTCGCGTTGCCACACCCCATTTAGGAGTCATTCATCATGACGGTTATGAATCGTGCAGCATTCAGGAAGCAGCTTCAGCGCGGCCTGAACACGGTCTTCGGACTGGAATACCGGCGCTATCCCGAACAATGGCGCGACGTGTTCGACGTCGACAGCTCGGATAAAGCGTACGAAGAGGATGTGTTGCAGGCAGGCCTGGGTGCCGCCGCGGTGAAAGCCGAAGGCGCCCCGGTTGCGTACGACGCAGGCGGCGAATCGTGGGTTTCGCGGTACGTCCACGAGACAATCGCTCTGGCTTTCGCGATCACCGAAGAGGCGGTCGAGGATGGCCTGTACGGTCACTTGGGCAACAAGTACAGCAAAGCCCTCGCGCGCTCCATGCAGCACACCAAGGAAGTGAAGGGCGCCAACATCCTGAACTACGCGGCCACCGCTGGCTACACGGGCGGCGACGGCAAGGTGCTTCTGGCCACCGACCACCCGCTCTACAACGGCAGCTCGACATCCAATCGCCCCACCGTCATGGCTGATCTGTCCGAGGCCACGCTCGAGGATGCACTGATCGCCATCAGCAACTTCACCGACGATCGCGGCATCCCCATCGCTTCCACGGCCACCAAGCTGATCGTTCCCCCGGCCCTGAAGTTCGTGGCCCAGCGTCTGTTGTTCTCCGATTTCCGTCCGGATTCGGCCAACAACGACATCAACGCGCTGAAGAACATGGGGATGCTCCCGGGTGGCTTCTGCGTCAACCAACGCATGACCGATCCGAGTGCCTGGTTCATCAAGACCGACATTCCGGACGGGCTGAAGCATCTGAAGCGCGTCAGCATCCAGCGTGGCGTCGAGGGTGACTTCGAAACCGGCAACATGCGCTACAAAGCCCGCGAGCGTTACAGCTTCGGCTGGACCGACTGGCGTGGTGTGTACGGCTCGACGGGCGGATCGTAAGCCTCTTTGAGGTAGCAGCGTAACCGAGCGGCGGGTTCCTTCACGGGGCCTGCCGCTTTCCATTTCGAAGGGTTGCGGCTCTGACCGAGTCCGCACAGTTCCATCAGGAGTCTTTCATGACTATCAGCAACTACCCCCAGGGATTCGCCGACGGCGTCGCTATTCGCGGCATGCCGATCCTCAACACTTACCCCAACAACGTATTCTGGGTGCACTCCGCAGGCGCATCGACCGGCGCGGGCACCTTCCAAAGCCCGTTCTCGACGGTAGCCCAAGCCATGGCTCGATGCGTCGACAATCGCGGCGACGTCATCGTCTGTAAAGCCGGGCATGCCGAAACGCTCTCTGTCGCCGCGGCTCTGGTGCTCAACAAAATCGGCGTCACCATCATCGGCTTGGGCAACGGCTCCAACCGTCCGACGTTCTCCATCGGCGGCGTGGTTGGTGCTGACATCGATGTCGATGCGGCGAACATCACCATCGCCAACTGCCTGTTCGTCGCTGCCCTCGATGCGCTCACGGGCCCGATCGATGTCAACGCGGCAGACTTCATGATGGTCGGGTGCGAGACGCGCGACACGACCGGCTCCTTTCAAACGGTGGATTGGATTGTTTTGGACGCCAACGCTGACCGCGCTGGCATCTATGACCATGTCCACCGTGGTACGACCGATGCGGGCGCGGATGCGTGGATCACGATGGGCGGCGCGGATGATGTCACGATCGTGCCTCGGTTCATCGACGGCAACTTTGCCGTGGCGTGCATCGACAACACTGCGGCAGCCAGCAACCTGACGATCTACGGGCGCGGCGACCACCCGGCGATCATGCGCACGCGCAATGCGGCGGACGTCATCGTGACCTGTCATGCATCCACCACGGGCTCGATCGGCCCGAACCTGAACTGCCGGCTTCAGGACAACGCCGCGAACATTACCGAGGCCCTGGTGGGCGCGGCAATGGTCTTCCACCTGCCTTTGTCGATCGTGAACCTGGCGGGCGAAGTGGGCATGGCCTTCAACGGCACGGCGAGCACCGACGCCTAACCCGTCTGATCCCCTGGCATTCGTGCCAGGGGTTCCCCCCCTGATCACGGAGCACTTCGCGAATGGCGACGAGCGGCACCTACACATTTGCCCCGACGATTCCGGACATCATGACCGAGGCGTTCTCACGGGCCGGCATCGACGAATCGCTCATCAAGGACTTTCACCGCACGTCCGCCCGCTTTTCGCTCAACCTCATTCTGATCGACTGGTTCAACAAGGGCATGAAGCAGTGGCTGGTCGAGCAACGCACGATCACGCTGACCGCCAGTGACGCGACGCCAGCGCTGGATACGCGGACCATCGACATTCTCGACATGGTCCTGCGCCGCGACGGGGTCGACACCCCGGTGCACATGATCTCGCGAAAGGACTACCTCGAGATCCCGGACAAGGCGCAGACGGGCCGCCCCGATCGCTTCTGGGTGGATCGACAGCAAGCCGGGCCCGTGCTGACCCTTTGGCCGGTGCCAGACAACTCCACCGACGTCATCATCTTCAACCAACTGCGCCGCGCGCAGGACATCGCCAAGAGCAACTCGGCCACGGCTGCCGAGACGCCCGACGTCGACATCCTGTGGACGGATGCGCTGTGCGCCGAACTGGGCAAGCGCATGTCGTTCAAGTTCGCGCCGAAGCGTTACGACGCCTGCAAGGCCGATGCGGCCGAGTCCTACGCTACGGCCAAGCGCGAATCGCGCGAGCGCGGCGATACCACGCTCACCGTGAGCTACCGGCGATGAGTTCCTTCGCTCGCGGGACGCATGCCTACGGCGAGTGCCAGCGGTGTGGGTCCCGCGTGGCGTACCGCAGTCTGATGAACGACGGCGACATCCCGGGCCTGCGCGTGTGCTCGACGTGCTGGGAGCCGCGTCATCCGCAGGAAGACCCGCCGAAGGTAGGTGCGGACCGCCAGGCGCTCGCCAAGCCTTCGCCGGAGGTGTCCGTGCCGGACGGCGAGGGCACGCCCGCCACCGACTTCACCACGTATCTCAGGAACTAGATGGCCACCATCCAAAGCTGGATCGAATACTCGCTGCAGAAGCTCCTGGGCGAGGACGATGCGAACAACCTGAGCGCCAGCATGCTGACGCATGGGCTGGAAATGGGTCAGGCGATGCTCGACTCGTGGAGCCTGGAGCGCCTGAAGCAGTTCACCACCACGCTGTCGAGTTTCAGCACGGCGAACGGGACCGCGTCCTACAGCATCGGGACCGGGCAGACGTGGGACACCTCGCAGCCGATCGAGATCGAGCACGCCTACATCCGCGTTGCCGGCCAGGACTATCCCGTTACACCGGTGCGCCGGCGCGATTACCTGCACATCTCGGACAAGGCGAAGGCGGAGCGGCCCACGAAGATCTACCTCGAGCGCGGGGCTACGAACGGCACGGTGTTCCTGTGGCCGGTGCCGACCGCGGTGGAGACGATCTGGCTGGACATGCGCAAGGCGATCGCCACGTTTACCGCGCTGGGCGACACGGTCACGCTGCCGCTGGGCTACCGGCGCGCGTTCATCTGGAACCTGATGCTCGAGCTGGCGCCCGATTACGGCGTGCAGGTCAGCGAGGACGACAAGAAGATCGCCGCCGCATCGCTGGCGGTAATCATGGACATCAACACCCCGGCAGAGATGTCGGGGCTCAAGCCCAATACCCCGCAAGACCGGGGCATGGCCATCGACCTGGATAGGGGGTAGACGCAATGGGTTCGTTTGCGGAGCAAGGTAGTACGATTGGGCCGAAGAAGACGACCGGCGCCGATCAGGTCGCCAACATGGCGATCGAGCCCGGCATGGACTCCCAGGCCTGGCGCCTGTGGGGCGGCGCTGCGTGTGAAGTGGTCGAGATCACGGGCGCCACGCCCGCGCAAGCGGTTACCGGGCCGTGCTGGATCTACGGCCTTCGCGTCACTGCGGCGGGCACATCGAACACGCTCGGCCTGCACATGGGCACCAGCAGCGCTGGGCTCAACCTGCACCCGAACGTTCTTACCGGCGTATTCAACGTCGTCGGCTACGAGAAGACGCTGGGGTTCGGCGCGGCGGTCTTCTGCCCGCAAGGCATCTGGGCTGAGTGGGCCGGCACGGGTGCGCCTCGGGTGGCGCTGTTCGTTGTGCGGTCGCAGCCGGGTTAAGCGATGCCGGTCTACCGACTCGATCTCAACCGAGGCAAT